ATTCAGGACGGTCATCAAAGCTATCAACGTCTATGTCTCGTAAATATGCTAATAAATTCTCCGTTTCTATAGCAGTTACACTCGATTCTTTTACTTCTTCTACATCTTTTATAATTTCGTCTAATAATTTTTTTGCGTCCATCATTTTTTCCTAAGAAATTAGGGAACTCTAATTATCTCAATAATTCTTCACAAAGAGAACCTTTACGGTTCCTTAGCTCTCTCTTTATTGCACCATCCCCCTTAATCAGGCTGGGTGCACTTATTTCAAACAACAGACAGCACCGACCGTAATCACGGAGGTGAGGATGAAACGCATGCCGGACAAAGACGTTGGGTTCTGGGCAAGCCTGATTGCCTGGCTTTACGCCCACAAAAACGAAACCGGCTATGCGGGTCTTGCCGGAGTCATGGCGATTCTCAGAGCCACTTACGTTGGCAAAGACGCATGGTCACGCCGCCTGCTTGATGCAGCGATGTGCAGCGTCTTCGCCTTCTTCCTGCAGCCAAGCCTGCAGGTCATTGGCTCGGTGTTCAACTGGCACTTCAGTGAAGACATTACGCGGGTTGCTGCGGTCTTCCTTGGCTTCCTCGGTGTGGACTACGTGTCAACGAAGATACGCCGCCAGATAGATAAGCGATTGGGAGACAGTAATGCTGACAGCCAGTAGTTTTCAGCGTGCCACCGGCGTAAGTGAGTCTCTGCGTGATGCCTGGTATCCACATATAGCGACAAGCCTCTCAGCCTTCCAGATAAGCACGTCATTACGGCAGGCCCACTTTCTGGCGCAGACTGGGCATGAGTCAGCCGGGTTCCTGAAGGTTGAAGAAGGGCTGAACTATAGCGAGAACGCACTGACTGCAATGTTTGGCAAGCGCATCACTGCCGAACAGGCCCGCGCTTATGGTCGTAATGCGATGCACCCAGCTAACCAGAAGATGATCGCCAGCATCATTTACGCAAACCGTAACGGCAATGGTGATGTTAATTCGGGAGATGGTTACCGCTATCGCGGTCGTGGTCTGATTCAGATTACCGGCAAGGCGAACTATGAAGCGCTTGTTAAACAGCTGGGCGCTGATTTAGTGGCAAACCCTGATTTATTGCTGGGCTATCGCTTTGCTGCGATGTCAGCAGCGGCATGGTGGAAGAATCACGGATTAAACGAGCTGGCAGACTCTGATGATGTTACCCGCATCACCAGAGTCATTAACGGTGGCACCAATGGTCTGGACGACCGGAAATCCCGCTTATCAAAATCTAAGGGGATTCTATGTTCAACGTAATCGGCTTTATCCGAAACAATTCAGGCCTGGTCATCATCGGCCTTATCTGCGTGGCGCTGTGGGGACTAAACGCCAGTAACTCACAGCTGAAGGCAACGAACGACAGGCTTGAGAAGCTGGCAAACAGCAAAGACGAACAGATTAACGATCTGCGTTCCAAAAACGATGGCCTGGCATCAAGCGTCACTGAGCTGGTAACAGCAGTTAAGCAGCAAAACGATGTGATGAGTCAGGTTACAGAGCAGCGTGCCGTAACAGCCCAGCAGAACCGGAAACTACAGAATGAAATTAAGCGTTACCTTGCGGCGGACAAGTGTGCTGTTGCTCCTGTTCCCCCTGATGCTGCTGACAGGCTGCGTGACGCAGCAAAAGCCGCTGGTGGAGTACCGGACAGTAAAACAGCCACAGCTAAGCCTTCCGGCTGAACTGACCAGTCAGATTGACGTGCCAGCGCCATCACAGGACATGACGTTCGGAGACAGCGTAAGCCTCAACGCTGAGTTATATGGCGCTCTGGGGCAGTGCAATACTGAAAGGGCGGCAATAAGAGCTATTCAGCAAAATTAATGCCATCAAGGATGCGGTTATGAATTTTTAGTAGCACTATGCTCCGGTATGTTTTTTAACGGGGCTAGGGTGAATTTATGGAAGCTATGAAGGCTTTGGAAATGGTTGTTTGGGTTGTTTTTATAGCCATAGTTGTAATTGTAGGGAGAGTTTGGCTTAAGGCAACTATTGAGCAAAGTGTTAAGCATGAATCCGATGTTTTATTGGAAAAAATAAAGCAGGCTAACGCAATCTCAATTGAGGTCGATCGGCGCAACCATGAGGTTAGAATGAAGTCAGCTTTGCTTGCTGAATTAATGGCAGAATGGATGAGCACACCTCAGGACAGAAAAAAACTTAGGCAATTAACTAATGAAGCATTTTTGTGGTTACCACAAGAGCTGGCAAAAGAACTATCTAAAGTGCTGTCGCATGATCCATCTACTATCGGCTACCGAAACTTTATGAAAAAAGTCAGGGTGCATTTGCTAGGAGATGATGATGGGCTAGAGCCAAGCGATATCATTACTTTCCACCTGACAAAGCATGAACTTGCCGAAATTGCTATCAAAGAACTTGAGGCTAGGATGCGTGTCAATTTTGAGTCAGATGAAACAGGAGTACCTCTCAATCAAGGTGTTGCTGATGATAAATGTCCTGTTTGAGGGTATTGATTTACACAGTGGTGGGTTTCACAAGGCGCATTTGCGAGTGCGCCTGATGATGATAGGTTGTATTCGTCACAATAGGAGATCGCATGTCAGGCGAAACAATCAGTATCAATACAGTTTATGAAATCGCAAAAGAGTACTTTCCAGAAGGCCTCTTGAGAGTGGAGATATGGGATGTTGGCTTACGGTTTGTTTGGAAAGAAGATGATGGTGAAGGCTCAGCTTTTCTGCAGCAGCATCTGAGCCATATCTCTGATTCCACTATTCGCGGCTTCTTGGATGCGGAAACCTGTCTTCAAGATAAATAAGGCAATGTCTTTTCATAGTATCTCTCCGACGAGGTATAGCGGTTAGTCACACTGTGAAGCGTTGCTACACTGGTAAAAGATGCATAATAATGACTTCTTCAACAAAAGGAGGTGTCATTTGGAATGGCTCGATAAAAATGCGACTGCCCTGATTGCAGCTGGCGCTGCATTACTTTCTGCATTGATAGCAGGGAGCTTTGCCCTGCTTGGTGCATGGCTAAATAACAGACAGAACAATCAAAGTTTAAAATTAAAAATTGAGCATGAAAAAAGTAAGCAAAGCAGGGAGGTTTTGTTAGAAAAGGGAGAGGAAGCTTTCTCTTGTGCGACCAGTTGGGCAAACAGTACTAGAGCTCATTTGACAGCTCATATGCGGTATATGCTAGGTAACATTAATTTGAAAGACAGAGATGCCCTGATAAAAGCATGTGTAGATACAGAAACTTTCTATCGTTTGCACGTGCTTATACCTATATATTTCCCTAAACTGCATGAAGATCTTAGCCAATGCGGAAAATGCTTACAAAAAGCAAACCAAATAGCTAATGGTTTTGACCCTGATCTATCCGATGTAAAAATAGACCTAATAGCTCTTAAAGAAGCACGAAATAGATTTCGAGAGAGCATAGCCATATTCAAGATGAAGCTTCAGAAAGAGTTAGTCAGTAAAATAAGTGAATAACCGCCCTTATGGCGGTTTTTTTGTGCTAAAAACTGCATTCACTGAGTTCACTTTTCAGCATAAACACAATGAATCTTCGGCTGGTGGTCTCATCATTGCCGGGAATATATCGCACTTATCCAGCAGGAAATTCTGATGTCAGAGCCACGCATCTATAACAGCCGCTGGGATAAAGCCAGGCTCTCATTCCTCAAATCGCACCCTCTCTGCGTCATGTGCCATCGACAGGGCAGAGCAGTGGCCGCTGCTGTCGTTGACCATATCAAGCCACACAGGCTGAAAGAGGCCATCAACGGCGGCAAACAGGACGAGATAGCAAAGGCTCAGAAGCTATTCTGGGACAAGGCCAACTGGCAGCCTCTCTGCAAGCAGCATCACGACTCGACCAAGCAACGTGAAGAGAAGCGCGGACACGTCATAGGGTGCGATGAGAACGGCATGCCACTCGACCCGTCATCACATTGGCGTAAATAATAATGAATATCATTTCTCATTGAGGGTGGTAGGGGTTGCGGCCAGATGAGAACAATTATCATCAACATCGGGGAGGGCGGGTGCAGAGTTCAGGGGCTAACGACCTCCTGACCGCCCGCCCCCCTTTTTATGCACAACCGCGAAATGAAAAGTTTTTTTCTGGGAGGTTTTTATGGCCGGAAGACGACCAAAGCCGACCCACCTTAAGGTCGTTACCGGCAATCCGGGCAAGCGAAAACTTAACGACAAAGAGCCTGCACCCGCGAGAGAAATCCCGAGTCCACCATCACACCTCACCGATTGGGGAAAAGTTGCGTGGGGGAAGCTGACCGTTCTTCTTGACGGAATGGGCGTGCTGACCGTTGCCGATGTGCTGGCTCTGGAAAGGCTTTGCGATATCTACGCCGACATTCTTCAGCTGCGGATCACGATTGCTGATGAAGGCAGAACCTATACGGTCCAGACCGATGGCGGATTTCTGATTAAAGCCAACCCGGCTGTTTCAATGCTGGCTGATGCAGACCGGCGCTTCAAAAGCTACCTGGTAGAGTTCGGCCTTACACCGGCTGCCCGGTCAAAGGTGAACGTGAATGGTGGAGAAAAAGAAGAAGACCCGCTCAACCAGTTCTTCGGTTGATCCGGCGACGCAGTATGCAATGGATGTTACCAGCGGGACGGTCATTGCCGGACCAGACATTCGCGCAGCTTGCGCTCGCCACATAAGGGATTTGGAAGAGGGTCCGAAGCGTGGCTTGTTTTGGGACGTTGAAGCTGTAACGCGTGTCGTTAATTTCTTCGCTCAGGTTCTGAAGCTCAACGGCGGTGAGCATGAGGGTAAGCCTTTTATCCTGCTACCGTGGCAGTGTTTCATCGTTGGCTCTTTGTTTGGCTGGAAGGCGGAGGACGGTACGCGCCGTTTTCGCATGAGTTACATCGAGTCCGGCAAGGGTTCTGGCAAGTCGCCGCTTGCGGGCGGCGTCGGTCTTTACCTGCTGATGGCAGACAAAGAGCCCCGCGCCGAAGTTTACGCGGCGGCCACGAAAAAAGACCAGGCGA